AACCAATCGCAGCAGATTTTGATAGATTTGTTTTTTTAGTTGACTTGAAATTATTTACAAATGATGTGCCATCCAAATAAATTTCATATAAATCTTTATCATTAAATGGTCTATATTCTAATGAATAGATTGATGCACTTGCTTCCAATTCATCTATTTCTTGGAATATTGTTTTTCCTTTAATAGTTGATAAATCAAAATTATAATTTTTAATTGGCTCTACTAAAATATTTCTAGTTACAAAATAATTATTGTCAGATGGACGAAGAAGATATTCTTGTGGTTTAATTATGGATATTTCCTTTCCAAATAAAGCACTAAAAAGTAATCTGAATGAAGTATCAGTTCCTTTTGTAGTGTAAAAATCAATAGCTCTAGATAAGATATTTTGAATTTGTATTTGAGGAACAAAATTTCTATTCTCAAATCCAGGTAAAAATTGAGATTTAAATTTTTTAAAAAGTTCTTGATAGAAAACTAAATTTAAATTTTGTACTACAACTGTTTTGACTACTTTAGATTTATCAGAAATATCACTTGCTGCTTCAACTATAATCTGTTGTTGGGAATTTACACTTATTACTTTTGCAGGTACTCCTCTTGGAACCAACGGATTTGTTGACGCTGTAGATATCCCATCCTCAAAATAGATAGTTTCATTAACTGAAACGTCAATCGGATCAATCAATGAAATAGTCCAAGACGAATCATTCTGAACTATTGATGATATCTCAAATGTTGAAATATGAGAAGAGGCAGAAGTCTTAGAAAAATTAATAGTTTCTGTTTTTAATGTTTGATTTATACTGTCTACTCCAGAAAAACCTCTAAAGCATCCAATAAAACTATTTTCTGTTTTTGAAGAATAAAATATTATTTCATCATTGATCTTAAGTAATCCATACTTACTCGGAAATCCAATTGTATGAGTAACATTGATTACATCATCAAATGCTAGAACCTTTTGGGTTAAAACACTTGGGTAAACCGCAGAAAAAAAGGTCTCATTATCATATGAAGATAATGATTTAAGTGAATCTACATTAACACCTAAATCTACTATACCAGTTGGATGTTCTTGTGATATATAATATCTGTCTAAAAATTCTTTAAATAGAGGAGATTCCTCGTTTAAGAACTCTGGAATCTGTGCTTCAATGATATTTTGGATTCTGACTCTCTTAATTTCTGACATTTTATCTAATATAATCTCCGTTTGAATAGCTTGATGTTACAATATATTCTGTTGCAGAAGTATTTTCACCTGAAGTAATCTTATCTTCAACCATATTTACAACTAAGTTGCTAATACTTAGATCTAAATATATATCCTTCAATGCAATGACATCATTTGACTCTGGGATTGCTTGTACTTCAATTCCATTTGTTGAAACTGTTGATGTAATGTTCACAACATCTAATAAAATTTCACCTCTATCATAATGAATCACACCTGCATTATTTTTGATGATAAATGGTAAATTGTCTTTTAATACAAAGAAGAAAATTGTACCTTTTTTATCATCAATAGGGACATCACTCATATAAACAGTACCATCAACGTTCAAAATATTAAATCCTGTAGATTTTATATTATAACCACGATTGTCTAGTAGATTATTTCTTTTTATATGAAATGCATTACCAAAACACAATTCATAAGTTGCAAATTTATTAAATTCTGGTTGAAGATCTCTTCTAATCTTTATTTTTGTAATATTAGAAGTAACTGATGTACTTACGTTATCAATTAATGATGTCAATTTACTATATTTAAATCTTCCTCCAAAATTATTTAATTCATATGAAGAACCATATTGTGTAATTGTATCAATAATCTTTTTCCTAACATTTTCAACTTCAGAAATTGCACTTCTATCATAATAAGCACTAGTGTTTATTTCAACATAGAGATATTTGAGGTCAACAATCTCTGGTTTAATTCCTGCAATTGTATATTGCTTTAATTTATTTTTAATTTCTTCTTTAGTTATTTTTGAAATATATTTTCCATTTCTTGGTTTAATTGATATAAAAACTTTTCCATATTGTGGTGGATCCAATTCATCACCACCATAAGCAGTAACAGATTCAACATTGGGAAATATTGATGGAATTAATCCTTTATAGTCATTTGCAGTAACTGCCCTAAATTGTGATGAATATACTCTAGGTGCAATATATTTAATGGAATCTATTTTTTCAATGTCATCTCCATTTTCTGATGGAATATTTGTTGTAATTAAAGAGATTCCATTGGTAATTTTATTACTGTTATTATCAACTAAAATTCCACTAAAGGTAAAATTCGCAGATCCATTTGCTTGTTTTCCATTTGTAGTAATATAACTTACATAAACAGAACTTCCAGAAATTGGTCTTCTTCCAAATATATTATCTCCGAATAAAATCTGATATTTCTCATCTTCTACTTCTTGAACTAAGAAAATTTTAGAATTTTTATTAACATTTAAGATATTATCAAACTTTGTATATTCTTCATTAGTAATATCAGTAACAAAAACCCTTATTAACTCGGTATCAACGTCAGCATTTGGAATAATAAACTTTTGATTTGGTTGATTATTATCTATAATAAAACTTTTTGTTAAGAATCTTCCTTCGTAAATTGAAATATTATTAAATCTCGCAATTCCCTGATTATCTACAGGAACCGTAATGTCTTCTGGGATAGAAAATACAAAATTTCCTGTTTCAAGATTTCCTAAACATACAACACCAGACCTTAATGTAACTGACTTTACATCTAAAAATCCTTCAGTATCTACTGTAAAACTAATTTGTGCTCTAGATGCTCTTTTTGATCTAGGAACATATCCAATATTTCTTGCAAGTGAAACTACATTTTCTCGTAAAGTTGCACTATCCAAAAATGATTCATTCACTGCCATATTGGTGTTATAGGCAGTTATATAAGAGTTATAGGCAAGAATATCAATTAATACAGAAAAATTAGAACCTTCATAATCAAAGTCAGTAAATTCTGTATTGGTTCTTAGATAATCTTTTATTTGAGATCTAATGTCCTCAAAATCTAGATTAGTGAATTGATTTATTGCCATTATGCTCTAGTTGGTTGTAAGATAAACTCTATATTTTGTCTTGGGAATCCCTCACCAACAATATCATAGACAATGTTTATATTTAATTCATATAAATCAGGATCATCACTAATATTAATTTGTCTAACCTTTATTCTTGGTTCAAAATTATTAAGTAATGTTTTAATTTCATCTTCCAATACAATAGATATCCCAATTGTATTAAGTTCAAATAGCGAATCATTAATTGTTGAACCAATTAATGAATTAAAAAATCTCTCACCTACAACTGTTTTTACTAAATTAGTGACAGATTTTTTAATTGCATCTTCATTTTTAATTGGTAAAATATCATTTGTTACAGGATGCCTAGCAAAAGACAAACTAATGTCCTTAAATGCTCTTGAAATCCTTGCTGCCATTAAAATAAAAAGGTATTTTATATATCTATAAGACTTTTTAGACTATTTTTCCGTAACTTGGTTCTGTTCCATATTCCCAATCATCATAATCTTCATCATTTCTAATTTTTTCGTGCAATTCTGTTTGTTTTTTCAAATCATGCTTAGAAATATTTGGTTTTTCATAGTCGGTAACTAACTTTTTAGTTCCCCACATCTCATACATGTAGTTTTGATCTCTATCAACGGGTAAATTGGACATTTTAGCTCCTGTTTTTTGGTAAAAACAGAACTTTTTTTGGTAGGAGGTTGCTATCTCCCCTACAAATATTTAACGATGCAAATATCTGAGGTTATAATTATCTGAATTTAAATATTTTAACAATTCCAATGCTATTAATTTGGGATTTCCTGGTCCACAAGTATAAACATCAATAGCAACACATCCATTTTCGGGCCAAGTATGGCACGATACATGACTCTCTGACAGTGCTATAACTATTGTACAACCTTGTGGGTAGAAACAGTGCTGAAACGTGTTTAAAATGGTCATTCCTGCACGTTCAATGCCTTGTTTCATAACTCCTTCAAGAGTTACCGCATCATTGAGTAGAGAGTATTCTACCCCGTATACCTCCAACAGGAGGTGATTCCCCATTGAAAATCTATCCAATTCACAAAATCCTCCTATTTTCCCCGAAAAACTATTTATTTGACATAAATCCCACGTCTTCCATACGTATCATACTCAGAATCTTTGATAAAACTAGGATTTTCATAAAAATCATCATCCCAAACTGGAATTGCGACCTCATTATCATACCTAAAATCAGGATTTTGCCTTACATGGACCTCAATTAAGTTACCGTCAATCAATTCACAGTTAATCCAGTCATAATTTCCCTTTAAATTCTTCAAAATGGAAGGAAATTCTACTTCTTTATCAATTTTTTCCCATTTTTGCCACTTATAAAGTGGATCACTATCATCTTTTGTGCCTTTAACCACTAATTTTGGTTCTTGATAGTGATAATCAACACTTAAATGCTCTCCTTTGAAAACCTCACACCAAAAATTAGATGGATGAAAGTGCTCTGTGTCCTTTTCTATCCACACAATTTCAGCAAACCGACCCATTCCAAGGAAATTTATCGCAGGTCTAACAATATAAAAGTCGGGTTTAGGGACTGTAGATCCAATTGGACCACATTTATATCCTAAAACCCGACTTAATTGTAATTTATTGTATATCCACAAGTCTTCATAATGAATTGCATTCCATTCATCATCAACTTCTAGATGATACATTTTACTTATTCTCTTTTTTATTATCTGGATGCTCTTGTAAATGTGCTGGTTTTCCAGCAACCCAACCAAAAACTTTCGGTGCAGAAGTAGAAGTGGTTTCTTCTGAAGTTTTTTTAGTTCTTGCCATTACCCCTTTCCTTGTCCACGATACTTTTTACGTGCCTTATTACGACTCGTTGCACTATATTTAGTATTGCGACCTGTACCTTGAAGAGTCAACTTGGGTTTGGATTCAACTTTTGCTCCACCTTTTGCACTCTTTTTCACTGCCATTGTAATAATCTCCTAGTTGGTTTTTGTTTACGGTTTTTTTAAACGGTTTTTTCAGAAGGACTTAAAATGCCCTTAGAAGACCTTGAAATCTCCATAAGGGCATCCTATCAAAAAGATCAGAGAACGTCAAGAAGACGGTTCTGAAAGGGACTCAGATGATTCTAGTCTTCTCGTGTCCAACACGAATCTTAGGATCACACCAAATCTCATATCCTGCTTCTTTTGCATCAAGACAGAATGAAACATCCTCTCCGCACATATCCTGAACTTCTCCTGAGTCAAATACCTGCATCTTGGGAGCAAACCAAGGATACTCCAAGTTCTCAAAAACTCCCTTCTTAATCAGAACCCAACCAAATCCAGTGTAATCTACAGTGAATGGTTTGCGACGGTTTTTCATCGTCTCTAGAGTTTCATGATTCATCACTCCACCATTGTTCTTAAAGTCATCTTCTTCAAGCCAATGTGCAACGGATGTAGTCATTCCATCCTCAGTGCAATACCAACCAGCAGCAATATCCCGATCCATTGCTACAAGACGATAGAACTTCTCAGTATCAAAGACAATATCACTGTCAATCCAGAGTTGATAATCATATGCAAGTTTACCATCCCAAGGAACCTGCTTTGGACCTCTGAGAACATTTGCTCCAAGAACTTTGCATCGTGCAAAGTTTACCATTGAACTATAATCTTGTGAAATCTGAATACTTGCACCTGCTTGTACCAAATCAAAACACAGTTGAACAAAATTTTTCAAATATGTATATGATACTCCTCTTCCTGGAAGACAAAATACAATTGACTTCCCTCGAATCATTTCCCTTGCTGTTGCAATATCAAACTCATCTGCACTCTTATTTACAATGGGTGCATTTGCTTTAACTGTAAATCCTTTTGCCATAAAAAATAAATTTCGACGTTAACATTATACCACTACAAATCAATCATTGCAATGGGTCTTCTTGATTATTTAGAACTATTTTGATATCCTCATTGTTTCCACCAGAAGTCCATACAAGACCTCTGACCTGATTCAACATCCCATCTAAATCTTCTGGATTTACTTTCTCAACGATTGTTATACCATTGACTTCTATGTTATACGTATTCATCAGATTCTTCTACCTTGAAGAGCAACTCTTCCAGTTCCTCTCTTAGATCTCCATTTGAATTTACTGTCTTATCTGTCTCTAACCGATATTGAATACACTCGATTAATAATTCTTTCTCTTTTTGTGTAACTTCTAACATCTCCTTTCAGTTTATTTCTTTTCCAATTATATATCAACCTTTGAGGAATTTTTTCCCCTCCGGAAAAATTTTTGTATCTCTTGTGCCCCAAATCTCATAAGTTCTCCGAGGGTAATTCCGAGGTATTCTAACTCTTCCTTATGCGTGGTTCTCGTGCTCAGAGAATTTTTTTTTCTCAAAGACAATTTCAATGGCAAAATCATACTTTTATAGATTAGGGTAGTTATGCGTTTTTACTTTTAGGGGGGCATCGGTTCTTTATAAGAATACCCAACAATCGCAAATCACTGTCGATTAGAATTAAACAACACTGTTTTATTCTTATAACGAACAATAACGAATACTAATTAAACATAACTGGGTATAAAGAATAAGAAACTATTACCAGGGTATTAGTGATAACGAAGGGGCACACATAACGAATTAAGTGTCACTGTGTGATTAGAATATAAAACCCTACCCCAGGTATGACTATAGGACGAATCCTCCGAGTTGTCAACACACAAGGACGAAACATAAGGGACTATACAACACTGTGTGATTCTTATAGTAAACCCTACCCAGGGTATCATACCTGTGGAAAACTCTTATACTTTTTCCACAACCCTGTGGAAAACTCTGTGGAAACTGTGGAAAACTTTATATCAACCCCTGTGCAATTCTTATAAGTCCTAGGTGTTTATAACGAATTCCCTCTCCTCCCACCCTATAAATCTAGCACGAATGGCATAAGACTCATAAGACGAATAGACAGTTCTCAGAGTGTCCTTAGACGAATGAATCCACAGAGAATTATGAGTCTTATGGACGAACAAATAAAAATCCTCCGAGTCTCATAAGACGTATGAGTTTCTTTAAGACCCATTGCTATAACTCATCATACACGAACTTGACATAAGAATCAAAACGTGCTGGGGAGTTATAGTGTGCCAGTTTGGGAGGTGGAAAAATGCTCTTGACTTTTCTGGGGTTTTATGATACAATGCACGCTTAGACGGCAATAAAATCACATAATAACAGGGTATAAGAGAAGGATTACGAGACAATAAAGAAGGTTTTCCAGACGATTAGAAGAACTAAAAGAGGTATAACACATAGTTTTCCACAGGGTTGTGGAAAAACAACAAAACACACATATATGTTTTTTAATACATTTTTTTTTTAATTATCTTTTTTAACGATAATACATTAAAATAGATTATTTTACCTTATTCATCTCTGTTTCTACTGTATAATACATACCAATCAACACATAAGATAAACAAACTGATAAGGTAATAGAGTTGAATATACTAGGAAGAATCGGTATGGATTGCTTCATAGTATTAGGAGTTAAGTTCTACTTGAGCAGAGGTGAAAGTATCAATGATCTCTTCGCATAGAGTTTGTTCAGTTTCATTGAATTCATACTCTTGTTGTTCAAGACAATAAAGTAACAACTCAATCTGATCGTTGTTTAACCTTACGAATGTTTCTTTCATTGTATTAGTAAGATGCTGATTCAAGTTGAAGATTTTCTTTTCTTGAGAGTTGATCTACTTGATACGACATTTCATCTCTTACACTCTTGTAAATCGTTTCATAAATTGAATCATAACAATCTAGATTGATAAGAACTTGTTCTGCTAGATCATCAGTATATGGATAAACAATTTCATTACGATTGTAATCATAATGTGCCAAATCTTCTTTTATGTTCTGTGTAGTATAAATGACTGAGAAGATTGTTTCATTCGGATCAAGTTTTTCAAGTTGATTGATAACGTCTTTGACTGTTTGTTTCATTGAATTAGGGCAATGAGTTCTTTTTGAATGTTAAGGACTTCTTGTATGTCCTCGCAGTTGAATAGATCTACAGGTGCAAACTCAGAAAGGTTTACAGTGTTGTCATTGTAGATAGGAGCATAATACAACTCTTGGGAATCAGTGTCAAGAGTATAAACACAACCGTGAGTTTCTTTTTGGAGGATAATCATTTGCCTTGGGAGTTAAGAATTGCTTGTGCGATCAGGAGAAGTTCTTTGCCGTTGGTTGCTTTAGACAGCAGTTGAAGTTTTTCTTTGCGTTTCATCTTTGTTTTAGTCAATGACTGAGTAGTTGTCAACATCAATCTCTTTCAGAAGAGATGTGTATGCTTGAATTGCTGCTTCATTGCAGTTATCTTCCTTGAGTCTGTAAATATAAAACTCAAGTGCCTCAACTAAAAGTTCAGTCCTTGTTGGTTGATACATTCTAGTTGCTCATTACTTTTTCAAAGAGTGAATCATATGATTCTTGGTCTACACCATCAGGAATACCAACATCATTAAAGAATCCAATCAGAGATTGCAATACTTCAAGTTCTTCAGGAGTGAATCGGAAAATCAATTCAGTCATTTTAGTTGCTTACTTGACGTTCAATTAGTTTAGCAGGAGAACCACAAGACTTGTAAAACTCTACCATTCTCTCTGCTTCCTCAAGAGTGTTAAAGTATTGACTTCTCCACTCACAATCATTGTAGGGAATCTGATAAGAAACTTGATACATTTCAGGCATTGATCAGAGTTTTTACTTCATCAAAAGACTTACATTGTCCTGCTTTAATTGCATTGACAAGATTGTAAGTTACAAAACCGCAACGTTCAGTGTTAGGATCACAGATTGCGTAACCTGCTTGTTGAGTCTGAACGTCAAAAACAGTTTTAATCAGCATTGGTTGTTTTTATGTGGGACAGATAGAAAGAAAGAACTACACAAGAGTCAGAGCATCTTTCTTCTGTTTGGGGTTTTGGACTTGCTTTACCCAAGCAGACTTGCGATTCTTAACAACTTGAGAAGGAAGTTTTTGCTTGCCCTGAACTTCATTTATAAGAGTAATGAAGTTGATGAAGAATTGCTTTTCCATCCGTTGAGCAGTAGTCAAGGTCTCATCCTCTGAACTTCGTTCAGTATAGCAGGTCTGGAGGGGGTTTGGGGGGTGTATTGTGCCACTAGAACAAGTGGCACATCGTATCATTGGACTCAGATGAGTATGATACATTAAAGGTCATTCATTGCATTGCTAAAACCTTGAGCAATACCAGTCAGAAATGCAGCACCAATACCCATCCAAAACTCAGGACTTTGCACACATTCAGAAATTGCTTTTGCCCAATCTTGAGGAGTAGAGTTCATTAACATTTTCTTCTCCTCAGGAGTCAGATTGGAAATAGTTTCATTCCAAGCAGTTTCAATCTCTTGCTCAACCACTTGATTGAAAGAGGACATTTCCCTCATCTGTGAACTCCGTTCATCATAGCACCTCTAGGGGCACTGTGCTCTTTTAGTGTGCCACCAGTACAAGTGGCACATCGTATAAGAGACTAGAGTTGAGATAGCACCCACATCATCGCAGAAACTTCGTGTTTAGTATTCCATCCACTTACATCTTCAGTAAGATTACCATTGGGACGGAAAATACCAACCTCATAAGTTTCTTCATCAATTCTACCATACAATCCAGGACCAGCAACTACACTAATCTCCCAATCATTCTCAAACTTATGCCTTGCAGCAATCGCATTTGGAATGTTGTGCGGTTCAAACTTCAGAAGGTCAAACATCATCAAATAACTTGGTTGGAGAGGGCAAATTTAACAATCTCAGTGCGATTGTTCTTATACTCAAGAATCAAATCTACGATTGCTTCTACATCATCAGGATCTGGTTCATCTTCACACTCATCTTTTGCAAGTGCCTCGAAAATACTTGCAATCTCAAAGTCGGATTCAAACAGAATGTTCCGATGATTATCAATCATTACATAATCATCCACTGCCTCAGGAGTCAGTTTCAGTGGAATATCAGGACCAATCATACCCAAAGTTGCAAGTCGTTGCAATGCACCAACAACCCACATCACTTTACATTCACTAATCGAAAGTTGAGTCATCATCGTATCAAGAATAAAAGGAAAAAGAGAAAGGGGTGTTTAACTCACACCCCACAGAGTTGTTTTGCCACAGAACCAGATGCTTGACGGTTCAGAGAAACAGAACCACCAACACCAGCACCAGCATAAGCACCAGC